TAAAGAAATACTAGGATGTAATGACTCATGAGTGAATGCGATAAACCAAACATAGTTCCCCAAGAAAACAGTGGAAAAGAAATAAAAGGTAAAGGTAGACCTAATTCCGGTAAAACCATAGAATTACCTTCGGGAGATAACACACCACAAATAGAAACTACACAAAAAACAAAAGGAACTACCACTGTTCGTGGTGGAGTTTCGGGAAGCAATTCACAATCAAATGCATCCGCACAGAATACACCAACTAGTTCTGGCAGTGGTGCCGGTGGTGGTGCGGGTGGTGCTGGTGAGAGTTCTTCTGAACCACAAACTACTTGCTCTTTAAAACAATGGAAACAACCAGAAACAGAGCATGGTAGAATAAAAGGCGAGGAAATAGAACCAAAAGATCCATGTGGCGGAAAAGAAAAAAAGAGTAAAGAATTTAAACCAGTTTCCATATATCCCTTTAATAAAACATTTCAGAGTGAAAGTGGTCACGTTGTTGAAATGGATGATACTCCTGGCAGTGAACGTATTTCATTATTTCATCGTTCCGGTTCAAATGTTGAATATTATCCAAACGGTGACGTTGTTCAACAAAACGTAAGAGATCACTATTTTCATGTATTTCGAGACAATTATGTTCATTTGGGTGGTTATTCGACTGTAACCATAGATAAAGGATTAAAAATCCTAGTAAATGAAACACAAGAAGAAAGTACTAAAGAAAAAAATGTAAACTTTGACATTTATGTTTCAGGAAACGCAAATGTCAACATTTATATTGAAAAAGGAAATATGAATGTTTCGGTGGGAGAGGGTGACGCCAACATCAGACTAAACAAAGGAGATGTTAACATTTTACAAGATGAAGGTAATTACAATCACACGGTAGGAGGAGACTACAACCTAGAAGTGCAGGGACATATGCATGTGGTTGTTGGAGGAGATGTTGTAAATGAAATAGGAGGAAACCGAGATGAAAGAATTGATGGTGACTTCGATCAAAAGTATCTTACAAACTCTTCGGGATATTTGGGTGAATATTTGCTGGGTAGTAAAAGAACTTATGTTGGTGGAAATAAGATAATTCAAGTGGATGGTGATATCAATGAAAAAGCACAACACAAGAAACAAGAATTGCAATCGCAAGAAAAAACCATATCTGGATCTTTTGTGACAAAAACTGGCGGAAATTGGTGGTTAGCATCCACGGCAAGCATCCAAATAGAAGGTTTGCAAGAATTAACAATAAAGAGTAAATTGGACATGGATATTTTTGGTGCAGAATATCGAGGTAAGTTTAGAATATATTCTGGTGATAATTTACAACTTATTGGGGAAAAATTTACAGTATTGCGTTCGGCAACCGATAAAATAGAATTAAAAACGCCAAAAGACGTAACTTTAAAAACTCCAATATTATACAAACCCGACGATAAAAAAGCACCACCTTTTAGTCCAGACCCCAAACCAGTAAATCTGGACAACCCAAGTCAATACAACACAGCAAAACCCGGAAATACTAAAGATTTCATGCAAAACAATAAGAAAGAATGGGTGCCAACCAGCGCCAAAAAACAATAAATAGTGGCACGCACTTTAGGAAAAGGATAGCAAGAATAATATGTTTACAATATTCAAATCAATAACTCCTGATATGTGGTATGCCGCTGGTGTTGGTATAGTATCATTTGTATTAGGAATAGGGTTTTCGTTGTTGAAAATATTGAAAAAAACCAAAACACATACAATTTTTTCTAAAACACAAAAAGATTTCACAAAACTGCACAGTCAAGTTAATGAAGTTTTGACAGAACTTAGAATAGAATTAGATTGCGCTAGAGTTTATATTTCTCAATTTCATAATGGTGGTGACTTTTTTAGCGGGGAAAGTATCTTAAAATTTTCTATAACACACGAGTCTTGTTCTCTCGGTGTAGCCCAAACGATGGATCAGCAACAAGGTGTTCTTCTCACTCGTTTTGTGGAAAAACTTAAAATTTTGCAAGAAGATGAACCAAGAATAATTTTTACAAATACATTAACTGATAGTCATTTTAAAGGATTTATGGAATCAAGAAACACAATTGCATTCATTATAATACCACTTAAAAAAGAAAACATGATTTCTCCTTTTGGATATGTTTGTTGCGAATGGTGTTCTTGGAATCACGCAGAGAACATAAACTCCGATAAGACATTGTTTCATCTAAAAAAAGACGTAAGAATCCTTAATAGTTTGTTATTAAAACATGGCTAAAACAAATTTAAACATAACCGACATAAGTAACGACTTCAGTAGCAATCCTGTTACTGGAGATATATCTGTTAAAAAAAACTTAGATGCCATTAAACAGTCTCTTAAAAATTTAATGTTCATGAAAAAATTCGACAAGCCCTTTGATCCAAAAATAGACGTAGGATTAAATGAGGTTTTATTTGAAAATTTTCCAGATCCTATTTTAAAAGACATTATTTCTAAAAAAATCGAATACATAATCAGAGAATATGAACCAAGAGTGAAATTACAAGCAGTCGATGTGCAAAATTTATACGATAAAAATTTGTTGCAGATTGACATAACATTTTCATTAAGAAACCAAGCAACGGAAGAAGTTCAAAACTTGCAAATAAATCTTGAGAGGATCAGATGAAACCAGATTTTTCAAAATTGGATTACAGCGACATCAAACAAAATTTGATAACGTTTTTGAAGTCGCAAGACAAATTTAATTCCTATAATTTTGAGGGATCTACTCTTAATATCCTGTTAGATATTTTGGCGTATAATACCCACTACCAATCATTATATAACAATATAACATTTAATGAATCTTTTTTAGATACCGCGCAAAAAAGATCTTCGGTTGTTTCTATTGCAAAAAATTTAGGATATACTCCAGAATCTTCACGATCAGCAACATGTGCAGTTGAAGTTGTAATTGACGCAAATAGCACAGGAGGTCTTTCGTCGTATATTATACCAAAATATACAGCGTTTAAAGTAAACAAGGATAGTAATGTTTATTACTTTTATAATTTAAAAGACGCCGTATACACCGCAAACACTTACAACGAAACAAATGGATTAGCAGAAACATATACAAGCGGTAATATTGTTTTAAAAGAAGGCAGTTTAAAAACAGTTAATTTTGTCATAAATGGCTCAAATCCTACGCAAAAAATAACACTGCGAAGTTCAAAAATAGATACAAATACGATAACTGTAAAGGTACAAAATTCTACAAGCGATTCTTCCGGTATAAATGATGTTTGGGAAGAAGCAACAAATATAGTAACAGTGGATGGTGCTTCCAAAGTATATTTCTTAGAAGAAGGACCAGATGAAAATTATAGAATATATTTTGGTGATGGTATTATTGGGCAATCTTTGAATGAAGGTAATTTAGTTATAATTACATTTTTGGAAACTAATGGTGAAGAAGCAAACGATATTGGAGTAAATGATCAAGAAGGTGCTAGAGTGTTTACATCACCCTCTCTACCAAACACTACGGTAATAGTAAGAACACCTTCATATGGTGGTTCTAGCCGAGAAACCGTACAGTCTATAAAATATAAAGCACCAAAATCTTTCAGTACACAAGAAAGAGCAGTTACTGCTGATGATTATTCTATTGTGTTGCAAAACGATTTTTCTTTTATTAAGTCTATAAAGTGTTGGGGTGGTGAAGACAACAACCCACCCGCATATGGTAAAATTTTTATTTCAATCAAACCAGAAAACAGAGCTGCCCTAACAAACACAGAAAAAAATGCAGTATTAAAGTCTCTAACAAAAAGCAGAGCAGTAGTTGGAATTGTTCCAGAATTGGTTGATCCTAATTTAATTTATTTGATAATTAATTGCGACGCAAAAGTTGATATAATAAAAACAAGTGGTTCTATAAATGACTTAAAAACTAAAATAATTAATTCTATAAATGAATATATTCAAACAAATTTAGATGTATTTGATGCGGACTTGATTGTAAATGAATTAGAAAATACTATCAAAAACAGCGACAACTCCCTATTGAGTGTGACGGTAACACCACAATTAGAATATAGATTGACACCAATTTACGGCACTTCGGTAGATTACACTATAAATTTGCAAAATGCAATAGTAAAAAGCGATAGCATAGACAAACCAAATATTAAATCTTCGAGATTTAATTATTTGGATTATCAAAACAATACAAGATTATGCAGAATATATGACAATGGATTGGGAAAACTATACATTGCATACGAAAGTGGAAATAAAAAATACAATATTGGAAAATTTGAAAACATAGATTTAACAGAAGGCACACCAGAATATATTGGTAGCATAGATTATACAACTGGATTGATTTCTTTGACAAAATTTAAACCACAAATTAACGAAGAAAACAATCCTTATATTAAGTTTTTTGCTAATGTAGTGGACTCAGACGTATTTGTTAATCCCAATACAATTTTGACAATAGATAGTAATGATCCGAACTCTATTGTTATTAATCTGACGGAAACTGCTTATAGAAAACCAATTAAATGATTGAATTAAAGATTAAAACACCAGTTGCAAATGATGTAATTTTTTCGGATTTAGTAACCATAAATTACGAAGTTCGAGACACTGATGGTTTATTTTCATCTGTAGTTTTTCAATTGGGTGATCAACTTTACGAAAAAACAAGTAGAGTTGATTTATTTAATGTATCATTATCCGAAGGCAATCACACTTTAATTTGTTATATAAAAAACAAGTATGGTAAAGAATTGCCAAATACTAGAAAAACAATTTACTTTTCTACAAAACCAATAACGTTAGAATTAAAAAATAAACTGTCTTCTGTAGTAAGTTCTACAATACCTGATTTTTTACAATATGATTATGGTATATTTGTTGAATTTGTAAAAGAGTACTATAGATGGTTAGAATCTAGTAAAAACGTAAATTATATTCCCCATTCAATTGAACAATTTTTAGATGTTGATACTGTTCCACCGGAATTAATTGACAAATTCTACGAAACTTATCTTGCTATTTTTCCTAAAAAATTTGCATCGGATAAAGAAACCGGAAACTCGGTAGATGTTACTAAAATAATCAAAAGAATTAGAGATTTCTATAAAAAGAAAGGAACGGAAGATTCTTTTAGATTTTTGTTCCGATTGATGTTTGATACAGAAATTACTCTTTCTTATCCCAGAGAAAAAATCATAACAGCATCACAGGGTAGATGGTACGTCCCTACTTTAATAAGAATACAAAATTTGACAGAAGATAATTGTGGATTCTTAATTGGTAAAGAAATATATGGGTTTGATGCAAATGGAAATAAATCGTTTTTTGCGGTAGTAGAGGACGTTTCATTCTTTTTTGGTACTGGAAGAAATGTAACAACCGCATATTTAAGCGATGTATACGGTGAACTTACGGATTCTTCGGTTTATTATGATGAAATAAATGAAGGCATAACAGAACAAGTAGAATTAAAATTGTTTTCTATGATAACTGGTACACAGTTAAATGAGTGTCCAAATGCTTTAGGATTTGGTAAATATGATTTTAAATATGGAGATAAATTAATTTTGTTTGGTTATGGAAGCACAACCAAGCAAATTTGCAGTGGATGTACACCTAATGTAGATTACCCACAAACACCAACTAAAGCACTTGGCAGTGGATTTAGAGGAATTGTAGAAGAAGTAAACGAACTTGGTGAAATACAAAAAGTTAAAATTTTAGATCCGGGATACGATTACACCGAAGAAAATATAAGTTTTTACAATACTCAATTAAATAATCCAAATCCAGAAAATGAAAATAATCCAGGTCCTCAATTATCTTATGACTGTAGGATAATTTATCAAACAGGATATTTATTTAAAGATACTGGCAGATATACAAGTAAAAAAACTTTATTGTCCGAAGTAGCAATACTTCCTGATAATTTTTACTATCAACAAAATTCATATGAAATAGGTGCGCCAGTTACTCCTCTTTCTTATTCTGAAATATTAAAACAAACAGCCCACCCTGCTGGCTATAAAGCGTTTTATAGATATGATGTTTTGGATACTTTGCAAGAAGCCAGAAATTTGTTTTCAGCACAAACTAATGGTAGTACACCGCTTTTAAAACCAAAACCAGAACCAACTTTAGGTGTTGTTGTTGAGCAAGATACTGTTACTAGTGAAGATATTCGACTAAGTTCTAGATTATTTGATGGTTCGGAAAGTATTGGAAATGAACCACCAATTGCCAGAAAATTTGTAGAAATAATAATACCTATTGAACCTACTACGGACAATAATCCTACCGATTACAGTTCAGAAACCGGTCCATCGACAGATTCTGTTATAGATATAATACCTGTTTACGCACCAAGTAGAACAGAACCTATACTTTACGACTTATAATTATGCCAAATATTAATTCTAACGTTCAAAAACAAACTATTCAAGGTTTTTTGGGTTCATTTTTTAATAATCCAAACAACATTTTTAATCAAGCACTTGGTTCATTGCCTGATGTACCACCAACACCAACCGATGATGTTCAACCAGAAACGGATACCACAGTAAATCCAGATCCTGTGTTGTTAATTATTACTGGTGAATCAAATGCAGGCGGTTTTGCATATAATGGTAGTGCAACATCATTAGAATTAAATCAAAGAAACAATGTTCAAATATTAAACAATAACAATTTAACTTTTGAACCTTTGAGATTTGGTTTAAATGGTAATAACTTTTTGGGTCACTTACCTCAACCACCATATGCTGATGTAACAGATTCTGCATATTGGAATGCGTATACGTGGGGAACAACGTCAGTTGGTGGTTATCCTCATGGGTTTGAACTCGGTTTTGCAAATGAAGTAGACAGTGGATATTTCGGTAATAGTGAAGTACATATTTGTAAAGTTGCAATGGGAGGGTCCACAGTTTTTGACTGGGATATTGATAGCAATACTACCACTGGTTATTGGGAAAAATTTGTAGAAAGAGTAGATGCTGCAAAGGCACAAGTTGGTGCTAATGCAAATATTTTCATTTGTTTAACTATTGGCATAAACGATGCTTATGCCTTTGATCGTGCTCATGCTCCAGGCAATGTATATGAAAATGGCAAAATTAAACAATGGGTAGATACTGGTATTTGGGAAGATCCATTTACTGAAGAAGATATTGAGTCTTGGAAAAACCAAATGCGTGCTCATTTTACTAACATGAGAGCTGCTGTTGGATTTGATGCTCCTATTTTTATTACCTATTTAATGGACAGAGTTCCAATTTTTGCAAAATTTAATACAGCAATTTCCGAACTCGCAAGCGAAGATAATCTTTTATATTGGGTAAAAACAACCGATGCAAGTTTAAATGCGGATTCTATTTGGAATAGTACTTTTAATTTCAGAAATAGAGATTTTGTACACTGGGATTACAGTGGAATGAAATTAATTGCTTCTAGATTTACTTATTTGGCTACAGAGGTTTTTGGTCTAAACGATCAATACGATCAAAGTTTAACTAATCCACCCGCGCAAGACGAAGCAGATCTTTCTACAAATACAAATGCAGCAGATTATGAAGTGTTTGCTGCTTCTTGGATCAGAGAAGTAGATGAAAATGCTACATCGGTTGTTCCAATGATTTGGGTAGATTCTATGGGCGGTTGGATGGGTCCAAATACTACAGACAACGATTCTTACACAAATAATCTAGTTACTGATCAAAATTATACAAACTTTAAAAACAAATTACTGGAAGTACCTGAAGGAAGAAGAGTACTACAAACAACTTTTTGGTCTGCTGCTCCTGTAAATGTAAATTGGAGTAACTTGGATTATATTGATTATTATGCGGATCTCGAAGGTATTAGTGTAAACAACACGAATTTAAAATATCCAGATTTTGCTCAACAGCAAAAACTACCATTTTCAGCATGGCATGAAAATATTATAGCAGACGCAAAAACAAGCGTAAATCAATTTTTTGCTAGATGTGCAGCAGATGGTTTAACTTTTGATTATATTGCAGATAATTCAGTTTATACTGATGGTGCAAATCCAAATATTTGGACAATTAGCCAACAACAAGCAATCGGTGTTTGTGGTGGTAATCAAACACATAACATTTATGTTTCTATAAATGATGGTAATGATTCTTGGAGTGGTGAAAATCCAAGCGTTGGTGGTTTAACTGGACCTGTAAAAACATTACAAAAAGCAGCAGATTTGGCAAAACAATATACAGGTCCACTTAATATTGAAATTCGTATCAGAGGTGGCACTTATAAAATTTTGGGAACATCCACAAATCCTGTTTTTTACTTAAATGAAACAAACAGTGGGACAAATGGTAGAACAATAACATATAAACCATACAAAAATGAAGAAGTAATAATTTCAGGTGATGAACAAATAGCATGGACAGAATTTACTGCTTTAAATTCTTCCGATCCTCTTTGGAGTCGTCTTGCACACAATCCTACAGCACAAGCAAATGTATATGTTGCAGATGTTTCTGATTATGATTTGGGGCAATATCCCCCAGCTTGGCGAGGTATGCAGCAAGCAACTAGCGGTTACAGAACTGGTATACCTGGGCATCCTAGTGGTGCCGCGGAAATGTGGTCTGGTCAACCAGCAGTTCCTGATTTAATTTATAATGATACGGTCATGACGGTTTCTCGTTGGCCTAAGAAAACAACTTACTCTGGTTATACTTTTAGTGAATGTGCTAATATAGAAAATTTAAAAACAGCAATAATTGATACAGGAACAAGTGGTGTTTGCTGGAATGATCCGGTTGCGTGTGCAGCAAAAAGACAAGGCAAATTTAAATTCCAAGATGATTATGATGCCGTTATTTCAAGATGGGCTGTAAATTCTGGAACGGATGAACAACCTTTAGATGACATCTATTTGTTTGGTTTTTGGAGATTCGAATGGGCAGAAGAAACATTCAAATTAGTAAATATTGATTTAGATGATAGAGAATTTACAGTAAGATCTCAGAATTCCCATTATGGAATAATGAACACGCACTATTGTAATGACAACAGTTCACTTGCTTGGGGATATGCCAATCCTTCTCCAAGAAGATGGTATGCATTTAACGTTCCTACCGAAATAGGACCAGGTGAATATTATATTGATAGAACCAATAAAAAGTTATATTTCTATCCACCAACGGCACTGTCTTCTAGTAGCAAAATTTCTCTAACTCACAGAGCACTAGCAGGTCCAGGTGCAATATATGACGAAACTAATGATGTTGTAGAATCTGAACACCAACACTGGGGATCTGATCCAAATCATCCGAATAATACGTTTAAGTATCCGGGTTGGGTGAATTCACCACTTGGTTGGGACAATAATGGTGGTGGTATACAATCTAGAAATATATTTAATAACAAAGATGTAATACATTCTTTGTTTAAATTGTATAAAGTAAAAAATGTAAATTTTGTTGGTTTAACATTTAAAAATTCAGCAGGAAGCGGTATTGATGCTCAACTTTGCGAAAATCTGACAATAAAACAATGCAAAGTCTACAATATGAAGCAGGATGGCATTTGTTGCGCCGGCGGTGTAAATGTATTAATTGATTCTTGTGATATTCATGATGTGCAATTCAATGGTATAGTGAATACCGGTGGAAACCTACAGACACTAGAACCGGCAAATAATGTGGTAACAAAATGCAGAATCGTTCGTTATGGTATTTCTGCACCCTCTGCATGTGCCGGTGTAATTATAAACGGTGTGGGAAACACTGCATCTAAAAACTTGTTTAAAGAAGGCGCAAGAGCAGTCCAATTACAAGGTTCAAAGAATACAGTAGAGTACAATCATTTTTATGAATTGTTACGAGATCAAGAAGATTATGGTGTTGTTTATGGTGGTGGTGATATTTTAACTTTTGGAAGCAAAATCCGTTACAACTTCTTTAACACTTGTGGAAGTAGATTACCAGGTGGCGCAGAGTGGTACAGCAAATACGATACAACCGATCCTATAACAAATGGTTGCAGACCACAGCAACATCAACTTTCTGTAGGGGTGTATTCAGATGCCCATCAATCTGGTTGGGAAATATTTGGTAATGTGTTTTACAATCATGGCACACCTTCTTCATTATCACCAGATCCCATCTGTCGGGGATGGGCTGTAAATATCGGTGGTGGACCAAGAAATTCTATAGAAAACAATATATTCATAAATTCGTCTGGTTCTGAATTTGGTTCAATTGCTGGTGTTTTTTACGTCGTTCCTGCTTCAAATAATTTTGATTTATTGTACAAAAATTTTGAATGGACATATTTAAATCCAAATAATATAGTCTATCAACCATTTGGTTATACAGAAGGTCCAGCAAGAGGTTATAATTTTTGGAATTACCTTGCTCAACATGGAGTTTCTAGATGGAACGACGGTATTGGCGTAACTGTTACCGTTGATATAACAAACCAAGCATATACGGAGCAAGCGCCATGGATTTCTGGAGATGTTAAAATCGAAACTATTAATGGTGTCAGAAAGATTACAGGATTTAGAGATGTACAAGAATACGCAAATCTTAGAACAACTGTAAAAAACAATGTATTGATCAATCACATTGGATTTATTGATAATAAGAGTTTAATACTAAACCTGGCAAGCAACAACGGTGGAACTTACCCAAATATGAGTACTAATCCTCCTGTTGGTGGGTTTTCCGTGTCAAACACAGCATCTTTTGCAAATCTAGAAACTTTTAATGGATTTGAAAATGCATCTTTAAAGAATTTTAAATTAACAGATAGTGGTTTGACAAAAATTAGAGAACAAGCACCACAATTCTCTGACATAGATTTTAATTTGATTCCATCACCAAATTATGTTCCATCTGCATATACAGCACCTTCTGAAAACTATGCATGTAATCTTCGTCATTATAGTGGTACTATAGATTTTGCAAATCCAAATATTCTTGAGGGAATTGTAACAGATCCAAGATTTAGTACTACAGTAAATCCAGTAAATGGTAAAACTCTTGAACAAGATTTCATGGATCGGTATGAATACTGTGTAACTAAAAATAACACAACAGATAGAACAATCTATCCATATTATTCAAATTCGTGGTATAACAGTGCAGAACCAACAGCATATGATGCATTTTCTCCTATGTTTGGTTGGTTGTATTCTACACAACCTGAATACGACATGGATCTTCCTCCTTGGTCTACTTCGAGTAACAATGCTGCAACTCGCGCATGGACAGCAGCACTAACGGACTGGGGTAATTTATATTACAGAGTAGAATTGTTCAAAGATCCTTTAGTAAATAACGGTTATAGTAATGTAAAATTGTCTTTAGATGGTCATTATCCAGTAAGTGCATCCGAAATGGAATACATGGACATGGATAATATTTGGTGTGATGCACCAAGAGATGATAGCGCAGATTCTTTAGTTGCGCCACACATTTACGCCGAACTTAGCAGTATTGCATTTAATTTGTATGGATATAAAATTAATCCAGAAAACGATGATCAAAAGTATAAGTTTGCTAAACTTCCAGAAAACACAACGATAGATGGGTTCGAAAGATATACATCTCCTGCTTGGTTGGCTTTCTTGATAGACATGAAACGTATTCGTGGAATCATAAACAGCAGTGAAACTGCATGGGAAAGATTAACGCCTTGGTTAATTGGCACAAAGTGGTGTATTGCTGACAGATTTAGATTCTGTTCGGCAAATGGTGGTGAATATGCAGAAGCGTACTGGAAAGAAGCAATTTTCCATGCTTGCTTACATGGTACTCTTTATTTCAATTACTTCAATTTTGATAAAGCAGATACATTAGATTTACATGAAGTTTTGGATGAATGGAGAGAAAAGAGTAATAACAGCAGAACAGAACCAGTTACAAAAACAAGAATTCCAGTAAACACAACTGTATTTGTTTCTGGTGGTAAATTATTAAATTCAAACAGATATTTGTGGAGATTGACTGCAAAACCATCTACATCTGTAACACTTAGAGCATTTGGTAGTAGTGCTACTAGAAGTGACATACCACAGACTATAACACTAGATGCAAATAGTAGGGGTGCGTGGTTGTTGACAGCAAGTTCTGTTCCACCCATTTATATTCTAGATGAAGGCGGACAACAAGAAACCGTAGATTTGGAATATGTTACTATGCTTGATACAAATTCAAGCACGTATTTGCACAAAAATAGAGCCATATTTGGAGGTGCAAATCATGATTATGGTAGTGGAATTGGGTTTGATCCACAAGGTAAATCATTAGCAGCAGTGAATTATTTGTACGAAACTGGTCAAACAGTATCTCTGTTGTTGGGAGCAAATATTAACTGGATGTATACTGACTATTATCGTTTAGACAGTAATGGTAATATTATTCCTACAGTAAAAAACATAACTCCAACTCAATCAGTAACTCTTTGCACATCACCATGTTATCAAACTAGTCCTTGCTATCAAGCACCAAGATTGGTAGATGCTGTGTTTTCAGAAATGATGTCTACGACGGGTGAATGGGGTCCAGCACTAAGACCAACCGATCCATTCCCAAACAATACTAGTAGCACAAATTATGATTATATAACAATAAATGAGCAAATATTTACTGCTCAACCATATAATGAAAATAAACCTACTGATTATGCATATGATTATATGGGTAATTATATTATACCATCGACGCAAATACCAGCAAGTTTCTGGGTAAGAAGTACAAGTCAAAATGGAAGACCAGATTTGGCTTACAACTATGATGAACAAGGAACCCTTGGTAATTCTACAAATTATTCATGTGTTGCTACTGGTTGGTCTCCTATTTTGTTCTGGACGACAGAAGATGGAACATTGAAGTGGTCTACTACTATACCAACATATTCTGGTTATAATTTAATTCCTCCAACTGAATACCAAACATTAAAATATAAACAAATAACAGTTGGTTATGGACAAGTATACGGATTAACCACAAATGACACGGTTGTTGGTTGGGGTGGTGATGGTTCTGTAAAAATAAATGCAGAATTTTTCATGCAACAATTGAGATACATGCAAAGATCCGGTGAAAGATTGCATGGAATAAAAATAAAGAAAATTGCTGCTGGTGCAGGACATTGTAATGTTTTGATGGAAAACGGTGAACTAGTTGTATTTGGAGGAAATGAGGCCGCACAATTGAGCGATCCAAATACAGTTTGGACACCAATTGGATTAATTCCTTTGCCAGTCCCAGGCGATGCTCTTTATATTACAAATGCAACACCGTACACAAACTTTAAGTATGAACAAGACAAATCTTCTTATCTTGTTTCATTTGGTAGTTCTGAAAATTCATCAACCGGAAACAGTTGTGTACCTACTCCATTGAATATAAAATATAGATTGTTTAGAAACAATTCACTTGGTTGTGATTTACATCAAGGAGTACCAAATGGAAGATACGATACTCCGTATGTTCGTGGCACAGCTGCATATCCTAACGATACATATCCTGCAACTGGAACGGCTGCTTGGAGTGGACTCATAGATTGGAAAAATCATACAGGTGCTCCTTATGATTATCAATTTTCCAGAGCAACTGTAGGAAATTCAGACAGTCCAAATTACAGCACAAATGGTAGTTGGATTAAAAGCGATAAACGTTTGCCAATGATACAAGCAAGCGGAGGAACTTCTTTTGGTTATACAAATGCCGCCGGGCAACAAATAGCAAACTCTTTGTTTGGAATTTCCGGTAACAAATATACTGACGTTGTTGCTGGACGTTCACATACAATTGCATTAACACAAAATGGAAACATAGAAACGTGGGGATGGAACTGGTATTATACAATAACTGGCAGTGGACCACATGATGGTTCTTTAGGTTGGAATAGAGTTGGCGCAGGAAATCCAAACGCAGATTCGGATTCCGATCCAATAACTATTGCGGCCCCTTATGGATATAATACTGCACCAACAGTAAAAACACTAAAAACATCTTTAGGTGCAGTTAAAGGCATCGGTGCGGGTTATTACACCAGTCAAGTAATTAAAACAGATGGAAGTATTTTTGCTTGGGACAGAAACGAATGGGGTGAATCTTTGCCATTTGAAAACTCCGATGGCACTGAAGGTCTTCCAACGGGTAAATTTAAACAAGTATGCGGCTCATATCATCACACAATTGCACTTAGAGAAGATGGCACAGTTGTATGTTGGGGTGAAAACAGATACGGAGAGTGCAATGTTCCAGCATCACTAAAATCAGTAAATACAGCAGACTGTGTGTGGGTTGGAAGTTGTGCTTATGTTTCTCTTGCTCTCAAGAGAAATGGTGATTTAATTGCATGGGGTAGAGTGACAGATTTGAAGAGTGGTGCAGTTTCTGGTGAAAAATTATTAGATGAAAAAATATACTTGAATCAAAACAGTCCGTTTGTACAAGGTTATGAATATCCAGTAAAACACTCAAATCTTTCTGTAGAAATAAAAAGTGCAAATGATGGTTGGCATGTAAGAAATGAACCCGGAAATATGTTCAAGTATACCGGATTCTTGTTTGCTCCAATAAGAAAAGATGATGGTTGTGCCGATCATGTTTATTTCTCAATTTTTAATAAAATGTTGCAACAAGAAAAAGATTTTGCAGATTATCAGTATTTTGTAAACAATCTACCAAATGTTCCATCATGCGTTCAACAAAGTAGTGCTTGGAATAATTATCACTCTAGCGAATATGTAAACGGTGAATATCGTCCAAAATATATTTTAGTAAATTATGAGGCAGAATTGGTAGATCAAATAAGATCTGTAAATGCAACAGGAAGACGAGTTTTACCAGACGGGACAAAAGCATATGTTACCATAGAGGGTCAACCAATAACCGACAAACTATGGCAAAGAGTAGTATCATATGTAAAATTAACAAGAAAGATGAATCATCATATCCGTCAAGTATTTGGCAATCAAGCAAAAATAGCACACTACGACATGTACGGCGTGCCTTTCTATCAAGATTGGAAAGGTGGTGGACAGTGGTATCCAAATAATGGAATTCTGTTTAATGAAGATTATCAAGTAACAGAGTGTGCGTATTGCGACGAATTATTACCAGATTATCCTGGTCATGCGGTTTACAACAATTTATCAAATAGTGAAAAACTTGTATGGATTGAAAAAGCCGTACTAGCACTACAAGATAAAGTGTTTAGAATGGCAAAAGCGATATCAAAGATGTGTTTGTTTGAAAATGCAGAAGGAGAACCGGATGTTCTTGATCTGAGAGAAGATTTGGCTTCTTTAATGCCACAAATAGATCCAAACAACTTTATCATTACTGGATTGAATCATTATTCTAATTCTGTTCACGGTGCTTTAGCCAACAATACACACAAATACTACACTTGCACCAGTAACGGGTTTAACGAAAAATCACAAGTAGACAGTATTAATAATGCAGAAGCAAATAGAAGTAGAGAGATGACTAGACACTTCAAGGAGCAGGGAAGAGTTGGTTTGTTTAACAATCAACGCTCTGGTAAATTCTATTCATTAATGGTTCAAGGCGTTTGTGGTTCGGATGTTGCGGATTCTTTCTATGAATTTTATAGTTCAAGCGATCCAAATAATGCCGGTTATAAAAAATCTTGGACGAGTTATAGATTTGACGCTCAAGAAATATCTTCTCTTCCCGTGAATGCAAATATACCAACTCATCCGGCAGGAACAAGAGTTTATACAAATATAGCGTCGCCAAAAT